TTTTTAAATCATTCTGATGATGCTAATTGTGTTAAAGCGGAACTTAGAATGTTTAACGAAGATGAGCCTGCACAACCACTTAATTATAAGAAATGGAATTTAGTCACTCTAAGAAATATTAAGAAAGGAGAGGAACTAACATTAAAGTATACCTTTTATGACGTTTAGAACTAAACAAGATAAAATTAACAGGAAAGAAGCAAACCGAAGATATTATAAACTCGAAGAAAACAAACAACAAAAGAGAGATTATATGAAAGAATATGCTAAACGAGATTATGTAAAAGAAAAAGCGAGAAAATACTACATTCAAAATAAAATAAGATGGTATGTAGATAAACCTGCTCAACTGTACCCTGCTCATGAAGAATGGGCCCGAGACAATGGATACCGAGACAATGATGTACTTAATACAAAAAATACTGTGGGCTTTAAAGATGGCGCCGAAAGATAAAGATCTTCAGGAAATATATAATCGTGTCTTTGAAGATGCGATGGCCTATAGTCATAAGTTTCCTCTTCAAATGGTCGCAGCAACCTATATTGCGATTGCCATGCGTTTGTATAAAACCACATTAGATGAAGGCGAATATGAAATGATGGTGAGAACCATTCTGGAAACCGAAGTTGAACCTTATCTACCAACCAAGGAGACTAAACATTAATGAGATATGAATACACCGTGACCAAAGATAGTGGCGAGGCAGAACTCATTAAAGCCATGAGCTGGAAGAAAGCTATTAAAAAAGTTTTAATGTTAAATGCTAAATTTAGTGGATGGATTACCTATATTAATAAGAAAGGAAATCCCCAAACTAAAGTTTTAAATAATGGAAAAGAAGTTAAGTGAAATATGTAATTATTCTTCTGCTCAGTGTGAGTGGAGTAGAGAAGATAGAACTAAAAACCAACGGGCTTAACTGCGGGGAGATTGCAGATGCGTGGATGGAAGTCAACACCACCTATCGCGATGGCAAGAATCAAGGCAATTTTACTCCCGATGGAAAATTATTGGTGGGATATATTTGTGGTTAAAAAAAGAAATTTACGAAAAGAAGAATACAGCGATTTTAAATACGCTAACACTGAACGGGGTTTTATTGTACAATATATTTCCAATCTTTATAAACCTTCCCGAGTTAAATACCGAAAGAAAGTCTGGATGCCTGAGATAACTAAACCCCAGATGTGGGCAGAACTTTATTTACATATTCAATACATGAAAGAAAAATATCCAAGATCAACCGGACGCCTCTGTCGTTATTGTCATGAGCCCTGGACCTACCTCACTCGAAAAAAACAAAGGGGTCCCAAGGTGAGTAATAAAAGAGGAACTCAACATTCAACCAATTTTGCTATTGATCGCTTTGATTCTAAATTAACCTATGTACCCGGTAATATTATTTTTTGTTGCTCGGAATGTAATGATCGTAAACACGACTCTAGACTCAGTGATTGGAATAACTTTATGAGGGTAGCCCATGAGCGATAAACCTTCTGTCTATGTAGGGATGCCTTGTTATGGAGCCATTCAACGACAAACGGTGGTCTCGTTGCTGAGACTCTTTGACCAGTTTAAAGGAACCGGCGTCAAGGCTCAATTTCATACCATCCAATCGCCTTTGGTAACCCATGCTCGGAACCTGGTGACCTGTGGATTTCTTAAGAGTGGCTTAGATTATCTATTATTTATTGATGCCGATGTGGAATTTAATCCCGAGGCTATTTACCGAATGCTTATTACTAAGAAAGATATTATCTGTACCCCTTATCGTCTGAAGACGGTGGAGGATCCAACCAAAAGTAAATATTCTATTACCTTTAAGAATCGTAATGATATTAAACTCTTACCTGGAGACCTGATGGAAATCGAACAAGGACCGGCGGGGATTATGTTAATCCATCGCCGAGTCTTTGATACCCTGATCGAGAATCATCCGGAACTCAAGATCGAATTTCCCCAAGAGAATCGTAAGCCCATGAATGAAGAAATTATGGGAGGACCCACGACAGAAGATCCGGTTAAAAATTGGATGTATAATTTTTGGGATACGACCTTTAGTCTCGAGACAGGCGAATGGAAGGGGGAGGATCTATCTTTTTGTGAACTGGCTCGAGATAATGGATTCAAGATTTATGCGAACGCGGTCTCGCCTACCGGCCATTACGGAACGTATGGATGGAAAGGAAAATTTAGTGATCATCTGGAATAAACAATTCGAATATCCGAACTCGCAACGCAGTATCAAGGGGGAATATGATATTACTCACATGCTATTACCGAGTGTTACAACGGTGTTGAAAGCAACAGAACCTGAATCTAAACGCAAGAGTCTTGATCGTTGGATAGCGAAGACCGGCGAGGATGAAGCGACTAGGATCAAGGATCTAGCGGCTAAACGTGGGACGGCTATGCATTTTTATTTACAGAAACATTTTGATCCTGAGTGTAAGGGCTATATGGATTTAACCCAAGTGGGTCAGATTGCGGAGCCCATGGCCAAGAAGATTATTACCAAAGGCTTGGATGATTTAACCGAGATATGGGGATCCGAAGTGGTGGTCCATTATCCTGGTCTTTATGCAGGCGCAACGGATCTGGTTGGGATTTATGATTATTCGGAATCGATTGTGGATTTTAAACAAAGTAATAAGCCTAAACGACGTGAGTGGATTGAAGATTATTTCATGCAGTTAGGAGCTTATGCCATGGCCCATAATCAGGTCTATGATACTAAAATTGATCAGGGTGTAATTTTGATGTGTACCCCTGATTGTTACTTCCAAAAGTTTGTTATTCGTGGGAAGGAATTTGTTAAATATCAACATCAATTTTTAAGGAGGTTAGATGAGTACTACAAAAATCGCTAAGAAATTTATAATGTGGCGAATTCGTGGCATGATGTTGGCGGAAAAAAGGCTCAAGATGATGCTGAAATCAGACGTGCCACCAGGGGCTAGCGACATGCAGCTAGAAGCTCTTTATCAAATAATGTCGAACTTATTAAGGGAGATTTCCCATATGCAGAACGAAATTATCACGTTAGAGACCATGCTTGAAGACACTAAAAAGTGAGTATTGACGCCATTATCACGTAGATCACGTATATAGAGCCTTTCAAAATTTGTGTATTTCATGAAATTGATTTTTTGATTTACGTGATCTTCGTGATGTTTCTAGAATCATTACAGGCTACCAAAATATGCATGATTCTTATATCACGTGGGTGTGATATGTTAATATCCCATATATTACACTTGAACAGGGGCCACGCGTGCGCGAAGGATTTAAAAGTACTAGAAAAAGTCTGGAAGGTTCTATAGGGGTATTATATGGTAGGGCGTAATAAAAAATTTGAAGGTCATTCAGAATGGATGGATCAGTTTAATAAGATACACAACCCGGATTATTATTATGGCAAGAAAAAAACCAAGACGCAGAAGACAACTCGTAAAACCCACACAACCAGATCCTATCCCGTTTTCAAAGTATCGGATCGAGTGGATTGATATTATATCTGATTCAGGTTGGGCTGATGAGAAACAGTTCAACAAAATGAAAATAGCTTCCCCTGTTAATGAGGGATGGGTATTTTCAAAAGATAAACACTTTGTAAAAGTCTTTGCTTCTTATGACAAAGAAGAGGATGGTACGTTCACCTTTGGAGATAGAACAATGATCCCCAGAGCCTGTATTAAAAAGATGACTAAATTATCATGATTGACGATCTCAGTGAAGAAATGTACAACATCTATAAGGAGGATTTAATGCCTAAGAAAAAAAAGAAAAAGAAAAAAAATAAGAAAAAGAAAAATAAGAAGAAGAAAAAATAATTATGTGGAACCCGAATCGGATTGTGATTTATTCGCTGATGGCAATTCTAGTGATTGTTTCGGTTCATCTATATCTTCTACATCTATAACATCTTCTGGAGTTATATTAATAATCTTACGATTACTCTTTAAGAGTTCGGCAAGTTCTTTATTCATCTGTTCTTCATTTTTATCGTCATCCAGAGTACCATGTAGAATGTGTTTTTGTTCTACGTAAAGTCCACCAGCTTTTCCTCTCATATGTTCAGCGTTAGCTGCGGCTGAAAATGATCTATGTTTGAGTGCTGAATCTCTAATTCGTGCAAGTTCTGTCACATGTCTGCCATAATTCACTTTGTAACGATTTCGTTGTTCTTCTCGTAGTTCACCAATATGTTTAACTACCAGAGGAAAATACTCTGCATTTTGTAGACGTGAGGCCATATGACGTGCGTTGTCTACGGAGTAGCCTGCTTCAATGGCACATTCATAGTCAAATTTACGTCCTTCGTACAGAATTAATAACTCTGCGAATTTACGTTGCATATTTGTTAATCTAGCTGGAACTCCCATACTTGACTTTTTACAATTGTTGGCTTAAAAAGTCAATATGGATAAAGATATAGATGTATGGAAACAACGCAACGAAATACTACATAAAAAAGTGGAGAGACAGATAGAAGAAATAAGAAAGCTACAAAAGGAAAATCAAGAACTAACTAATGAAATGATTTTAGTTAAAGGAATCACAGTGACTAATTCTCCTGAGTTGAGAGATGCAAACAAAAAGATAAAAGAGTTGGAAAATAGATTGGCTGAGGCTTTAACCCTTGATGAAGCTCATCATCAATTAAATGGAAAATTACAAGTGAGAGTTACAGAGTTGGAACAAGAGAATTTAGAGTTGTATGCGGATAATAAAAAGATATCCAAACAAGTGGAAGATCAATTAGATAGAGCTCGTAAAGCAGGTTTATAATGTTGATGGGTAGAGATTTAATAATGCTCTTCGATCGGTTTGTTGGACCGAAAAAAGGTAGTAGTGTTGCACAGGATGCAAGAGTTCAAGTTCGTACACCCGATGGTAGACATTATGATGTAAAAGGTGTAGACCTCGTTGAAAATAAAATTTTTGGCGCCAGAGAAACTCATCGAATTGTAATTAGAACACATGAAGAAGTTGCTCCAATGGGGAAACCAAGGCTCATTGTATAATGTAGCTGTTGGCTTAAATTAGACCATGGGTCCAGAAAGAAAATTATGGCATGAGCTTAAAAGAAATACACCTCAAATTAAATGGACAAGGCTGGAAAATACTAGCTTACTTGGGACTCCTGATCTATTGGGTTACACTACTTCTGGGAAGTTTTTCACTGTTGAGTTAAAGACAACATCAGCCAACAAAATTAAGTTTTCTCCTCACCAAATATCCTTTCATGTTCGTCATCCGATGAACACTTTCATCTTAGTAAAGTCGCTCGGTCAGAGCGACCTAAAACTTTTTCAAGGTACACAAATCATGCAGCTTGCTGCTTGCGGCTTTAAGCTTGAGCCTTGTTGCTTGGGGCTTAAGTCTATAATCAAGGTGCTTGAGGCTTGAGGGTTTAGCTTGAGGCTTGCTGCTTGCGGCTTCAGTAAGTGAATCAGGGCTCCGGCAGCTCATGTCTTAACCTTCAGGAGGCGTAATAGCTTACAGATCTTGCAAAAGCAGGCCCTGTGGTAGCTATAGTATTTAATGTTTAGGATAAGTGACATTGGAAACCTTCCTGTCCCAGCAGGCTCTGCAGCTCTTACACTGGTTCCCTTGGTCCGCAGCTGGACATGTCTTGGCCTGAGTAGACACAGTACTAGTCCAGGGCCAGAATTTCACTGGGCCCTGGTTGATCATATGTGAGGACATACGAATGATTAAATTTGACGGTATTATGTCCGGATCCATGAGCTTCAGCAGCTGAGCCTCACGCGTTGGCATCCAGTGCCAGGTCTCCGGCGTCCTGTTACAGACTTCGAATATGTTCTTAAGATGTGCAGCCCCTTGCAGGTCTCCAGAGTCGTGCCATCTAAAGTATTTTTCACCTTTGATCAACACAACCATGGCTTGGACCCACTGCGGGTGCTTGAGGCTTTCTAATCTACGAGCTAGCGCCAGTCTAACATTGCGGAACCGGTAACGGCCCTTCAGAGCGTAACAGCCCGCGCAAACTGATCCTGGAATTTTAACAAGCTTGGCGCCTGTAATACAATTGACAGCCGGCAGGTTATAGGCTGGTCCAGGCATTTTGCTTGGTGCTGATAGTCCTCCGGTGATTTGTCTTGCTTCTTTCTTTAACACTTTTAAATCCTATTAAATAAATAAGGCCAATTTATGACGCTTGCGGCTTGTTGCTTGTGGCTTGCGGCTTGGCTCGTGAAGGCTTGGAGCTTGAAGCTTGTGGCCATTGATCATTATCCGGGGACCAAAGCGCTCCCAGTTATTGCTCATGATCTTGAGTTCAGCTGCGATGGTCAGCAGCTGTCCCGGTGCCGCGTGACTAACTTCTATTGTGAATTTTTTACTCATCAAGCTTTTTCAATTTCCTGTATACTAATAACAGCATCTTGAAGTCCTTCATTAACATCTGTTTAACCTCTTCAGCTAATGCAGGTTGAGACTTTTTTAGATTTTTTTCTAATAGTTTTTTTAACGTTTTATCTTTCATAATTTCATCCTACATTATCCTTCAGGTCCTGTCAAGCCTGCTTGTTGCTTGTAGCTTGTAGCTTTGGCCAAGTACGCTGAAGCCCGACAGTAATTGTTTACCGATGCATCAGGGCTTAAGAGTAATTAACTCTGTACTTGACCCCAGATCCA